CCGCCTTTGATGATCGCCCCGTTGCTGCCAAGAACCGTGTCGAAGTACTTTTCCATGATTAAACGCGGCCTTCCCAGATGCGAAATGCGGCAAGTGCCGGGTCGTTGAGAAGTGCTTTGCCGTGCTTCTGCTCTGAGCAAAATTCTTCAAAGGTGATGCCCATGCGCGTCATGTAGTTTTCAACGACCAGCATTGGAATTTCAGCGGCGTGCTTCATGTCCTTTGAGCCGGTCATGCCCGCCGCCTGCATACCCTTGGCGTAGTCGGCAATTGGGGCGACGTCCTGCGACCGGACAATCTTGTAAGTGTTGTCAGCGCCTTCTAGGAAGCGGGTCTGAACCGCGCTCAACAGAGATTCTCCAAAGGACTCACTTGAACGACACCGGCTGCGGTGGCTTGAATAACCGCAATGTGCGTATTCCCGTTGGTCGTGACCACAATGCTTTCGCCTGGCTGCACCATGACGTCGGTGTTGACTGCTGTTTGCGAGCCAGCGCCGATGCGAACATGAGCCGCCACGGTGGCAGATATGCGGATAAGCCTTGAAACATCGCCAGCCAAGCCAAAGGGCAATGCCGCACCAGACGAAGTGCTGCCAGAGGTCAGCCGGATGCCTGTAGCACCGAGGGTAATAAAGTCATGAGCCATGTGGCCTCCCTGCGCAATCACTGCGTTTAGTTAAAAGAATGGGGATCGGGCCTTTCACCCGAATCGGCCTAGTTAGGCTAGATCAAAGACTTATAGAATATCCCTAATCGCGGCACTTGCTTTCTCTTGCTTGGCTTCCAAGGTGTACTCAGTCACCAGCACTTTGCCCACACCGTCAAAGGTGTTTGGCAGGTCTTGCATAGACGGTGCAGTCAACTCAGCCAAGGCCCAGTAATCCATGTCCAAGATGAACACGGTACGAGCGCGCTGGAAGCGGTTAGGCACAACTTTCAGCGTGCCGAAGTCAGACACGTAGATCGAAATGGCCGCATTCAGCGTCTGGTCAGCATCCTTGAAACGGGTGCTGTTGCCAGCGAACGTTGAGAAGGTCTGCTTGGCAGCGGGTGGAACCATGATGATCTCTGGCGAGCCGCCGGAGGTGTAGCACGACTGCAAGGCCGTTTTCAGCAAAGTCTCGGTGAAGGCGCGCTGTGTGCCGTCAGTCGATGCAGTGCCGGGGTCGGTCAAGTACGAACCAGCGCTGTAACCCGTGTGGGCGTCAACGTTGGTTTGAACCCAACCCTCAAGACCGCGAGACTGACGCGCAACAGTGGTCGAACCAGCGTTTGAAGTGCTGTTCTGAGTCAGAGCAACTTCGGTATCACGCTTCAACTCTTTGGACACGTTGGCCATTTGGTAGGCCAGCATGTTTTTCATGCCAAAAGGATTGGATGCTTGCTGGGTACGCGAGACGGCGACGATCTTAGAGCTGATCTGCGTGCGGTTAAACAAGCGAACTGGCGTAGGACGTGTACCGGCGGCGAAGGTGTCGGACTCAAGTTGAGCGTTGTTGCTGGCGGCAGTCAAATCATCGGTGATGAATTCGTGCTTGGTGCTGGTCGCTTTGGTCTTCTTGAGAGCCGACAAAAACGGCGTGTCCATTGGTGCGATGTTGGCGATAACGTCAGACACATCTTCTGCGTTGACGAGCGAGTTGTACGTAAACGACGTACCGGAGTTTGAAAAGATAGCCATGAAAGTAATTCCTTAAAACATTTTTGCGAAAAGAGCCGCTGCGTCTTCTGCTTTGCCACTCTTGCGAAGGTTTTGCATATCCGTAGTTCGGCCATCTGTGGGGCGAGACACGCCCGGCTTTTCCATGCGCGGAGGCAGTTTTTCAACGGTCTTAACCGTCTCCTTTGCCTTCGCCATCATTTGCCGGTAGAGCATTGCTTCACGGGCCAGAATCACGGTCTTGTGGTCTGTCAGTTGGGCGACTTGCTCTTGCGTATATCCACGCTCAACAAGGTGTTTTGCGATTGCTGTTTTCTCAGTCGTTGCTTTGGCGTTGTCTTTCCACGTCGGCAGGTTGGCAAGTAATTGCTCCGCTTCGTTGGCTAACATTTGCTGCATCGCTTGAGCGTTTTGCGCTTGCGTTTGTTGCTCATTACGAGCTTGTTCCTGCCGAGCGCCTTGATAAGCTGCTTGTCTCGCTTGATAGAGGTGCTGCTGTTTCAAATACTCGACGGGATCGTTTTCTAGCAAAGCATCCCAATCAGGAGCCTTGCTCAATTGCTCGCCCAATGCGGCGGTCAACTGGTTCAATTGGTTTTGGTACTGAGCGCGTTCACTTTGAATCTGCGCCCCAGCTTGCTCCATGTGCTGACGCTGGGCTGATAGCTCCATCGTCTTCTTGGTGTAGTCTTGCTGGCGTGAATAGCCTTTGAGCAATTCGTCCTCTGCGACGACTACATCCTTGCCGTCTACCTTGACTGTGTAGGTCTTGCCCTCGGGCTTGTCCTCATCCTCGTCTACTTCATCGTCGGGCTTTTCGTCCTTGACCTCGATTTCGTCAGGCACTTCAAGCTCTGTCGGCGGTGCGCGCTCTGCCTTTTCTGGCGGTGGCTCACCGAACGATTTACCCAAAGCCGCTTCAAATGCCGCTACCGTGTCAGTAGGGCCAGATTCCATTGCTGGAGTGTCTGCATCCATGATTAATTCCTAGTCATTGAACTGGATTTCCACCAGTCCCCGGCGCATCTCTGCGGACGGATTCACCAACAAAAAAGCCGCAATTAAGCGGCGTCTATAGCGTGTTGGCTTCGCTTAGATTTCTATGATCTTTCCACTGGACAGCATCACGCTTGGCTTGCCGTGGCTGATCGGCGCTTCTGAGTAGCAGCCGCTGTAATCAGTTGGGCATTCACCAAAGAAAAAGACCCGCGTGATCCGCAGCTCTCGGTTGTCGAACTCCCACTTGTACAAAGCGGCGTCGAACTCGGCCCACGTTAATAGACTTCCTTCGCCCATTCCTTCGCTTTCTGGACTAGCGTTCTCTCCTGCTCCAATTGCAGGCTCGCTAACTTGCCCGTCTGCGCTATCTCGCTTAAATGGTCGCCCACGTTTTTTAGGAGCTTCTGCATCAGCCATATTCTTTCGCGCCCTTCGGAATCACGAACGGGCGAGTCGGCCCATTCTTTGGTTAATCGGTTGTTCAGTTGCGTGAAGGCTTCGACGATCAGTTCATCGGCCATCAACTCATTGGCGCGCTGGCCGCGTGTTGCCTCACTGCGCAATTGACTCTCTGTGTTGGGACTCATTCAGTTTCCTTGTTGTCGCCAAACCCGGCCACAAGCTCATTACTTGCCGCTTGCTGCGCTGCTATGTTGGCGAGGCTAATGGCGCTTCCTGCGCTGATCTGAGCCACTTGGATGCGTGTTGCAGCTTCCAACTCAGCGATCTCACGCGCTCCGGCTTGCTTCATCTGCTCAATGGCAAGTGAATGGTTCAGTTTGGCGTTGTTGTGATCTTTTTCCAACTCGCTGCGGAACTGCTCAAGCTGGGCCTCTTTCTCGGCTTTGGCGTCTTGCTGTGCCGCTTCAACCGACTGGCGGTGCTGATCGACCTTGGCTTGCATTTCAGAATGGTCGCGCTCGACTTGGATGCTGGCCTGTGCATCCATTTGCTTTTGCTGTGCAGCCGCTTGCAATTCCATCTGCTTGATCTGCATCGCGCTCTGGTCTTTGGCTTGCTGCAACTGCATCGCCAACTGACCGGCAGCTTGTGCAGGGTCAGGCATTGGCGGCGGCATTTTCTTCTTTGTCTCTGGATCGCTTGGATCGCTAAAGAACAAGCCCGACTGCCGGTAGCCCAATGCTTTAGCCAGTTTGTCGTGCGCCTCAAAGACGTTATCCGGCGTGACGCAGCCCATTTGAAACGCGCCAGCTTGCGACTGGATCATGGCCATCAGGTGCTGCACTTCTTGGTCTTTGTTGCCAGTACCCAGACCCACATTGATCGTCATGTCGTACTGGTTGCGCCAAGCACGCGGGTCAATCGCCAGCCACTTACCAGCGACTTTGATCTGCGCTTCTTTGTCTTGGTTTTGGCTGACCAGCTTGAGAATCAGCTTAAACAAGTCCTTAACGCCTGTTTCCGCGAATTCACGAGCAATCAACTCGACCCGTGCGTCTTCGCGTGCGGTGCGAATGTTCGCGCCCGTGGCTGTCTGGTTCATCGCGTCAGCGTTCACGCCCTGCGTGTTGCGCGTAAAGCCCGTGCGCTGCTCTTTTTGCAGCTCAAGATAGTCAAGCAACTGATAGGAACCGGCAGCATCGGCAGATCCTTGATCGAGTCGGCCAGCCATGCCAGCCTGCTTCATGCGAACCACACCACCGGGGCGCGAGGTCAGCAAGTCGTCCAGATTAACCTGGCCTTCAACGGCAAAGTAGCGGCCATTAACGGATAGCGAGAGGTTGTCCAGAATGGCGCGTGTAGCGACTGTCTTGTGCTTTTGTATCTCAAGCGCTTGGTCGGCTGGGCAAAGGCCAAAGAACTGGTGCGGCAGCGGCGTTGGCGTGATCGACACAAACGGCGGGCCGTCGCATTCCTCGTTGTCCAGCAATCGATTCCCTGCGCGGGTCATCTTGCGCCATTCGGCAATACCGTCGCCGTTGGCGTCAATACGCATGTAGCACTCAGTCACCCAGATTTGCTTTTGGCTTGGATCACCCGGCACTTCATTCGCGCCACTCTGCCAACCCGTCTCGTCGTTGAAAGTAATGCGCTCAATTCTTTCTGCTGAAAGACTGGCTTGAACGTCGTCACTCGTCAACTCGTCGGTGTTCTTGTAGCCCATCGACTTCAAGTCGCTGATTGTTCTCAGCACTTGGTGCGCGACAAAGCGGGCGTCTTCAATCGAGCGTGCGTCACGGTTCAGAAGGAATTCTTCTGGCGGCACGTTGTAAATCTTGACTTGCTTGTTTTCCTTGGTGCGCTTGCAGGCCACGTCGTGCAGCATCTTTGGCGGCAGCGATTGAATGTGCGCCATGTGTTCTTGCAACTGCTGAACCGCTTGGATAGCTTGTTGGTTCGGCTGCATCACACCTTGTTGCATGCCCTGCTGACCTTGCTGTGGCGGCATTGGCTGGCTGGCGGCTTGCATGGCCTGCTCAAGCTGCTGCGACATGCCTTGTAGGGCTTTGATGCGTTCTTCGGCGTCGGCCTCGTCAGGCTGCAACGTGTGTTCAATGATCTCGACTTCTTCGTCATCGGCAAGGATGGCCAAGTCTTCGTCGCTCAAGCCGTTGTACTCTTCACGAGCCTCGACGGTGGACTCGTCCCACATGACTTTGAGAATGCCGTTCTTTTGCAAGAGAGCATCCGTCATCCAAGTGCGCATGATTTGAAAGCCAGGATTCTGGCGATAGAACACGTAATTGATGTAGTCCGTCACCTGCGAGGCGACTTCTTCGTCAGCTTGCTTTTGTGGCGCAAATTCCACAACGTTGTCGCCAGCAGCGAAGACCTTGAGCAACGAAGGCATGAGGCCATTGACCGTATCGGCAACAGACGAGTCAACGAACGAAGAACGGCCCTCAATCTCAGGCGGCGCTAGATCACCCACGGCGCGGCCAAGGTAGTACTGCAAGTTCTTTCGGCGTGACTCGGACAGTCGGCCGGTGCGGTAGCCAGTGCTATTCCTTATCTCATTGCCGGTTAGAGCAAGGAGTTCGTCGTCGCTCATCGGTTTCTTTTGGGTCATAGTTTCGGGTCGCAATCACTGCGATGCCTTTATTTGGTTGTCAGTAGGAGACTCCCATTGAGGGATATTTAAGTGCGCCGCCGTATTCTTCGTTGCTCATCATGTCAATGCTCAACGCCATATACCTGCTGCAATCTGCCGCATGAGAATTGGAATCGTGGAGAGGGTGCATTGCCTCGCCGGTCTTGCTGGAGATGTTCCAGCGGTATCTTTTAAGGCACTCAATCAGCTTGGCGGTTCGTTCGGTATCAAAGTAAACACGCGGGAAAAGCTCCCTCATGCGATCAATGCCGCTGTTGATACTGGTATTCGGAACCTTCTCAACAGACCAGCCTAGACCTTGCATGATCGTGGCATCGTCTTTGCCACTCTGGTGGCGAACGTGAAACCCGTCGTGCGGAAGATAGACCTTGCCCCAATTCATCGGTTGATCGTCAAGTCGCAACTGCTTTAGCTCTGCGCTGTAATCGGCCAAAATCCTCTGGTTGCCCTCAATGTAGTGAATGACACGAACTTCACTGGCAACCTTCTGCACCAAGATAATCGCCATGCTGTCGGCCATGCCCAAATCGAAAACCACATGAGTTTTCAAGCTGCCGTCATGCGGAACCTTGCGAATTCGGCCCCCTGCGATGGATTGGCTCATGGCGTCAAAGTAGATCGCGCCGTCCACGGCTGGCTTGCACATGCCGAGCCAGGTGTGCCTGTAGTCGTCAATCCTCATCGTCGCTTCTGCGTGGACTCTCTCAGCCTCCAGCACTGCCGGAAAGTACGGGTTGTCGCTGTAGTTCATCAGCACACTCACACAATCAGGCGGCGGGCTGGTCACAAACATTTCATGCGTTGTGTCAGATTCAAGCTCTGGGTTGTAAGTCACCCATATCTCGCTGCCCTCTTTGCGGATCGTCGGAGTTAGCGTCTTCCAGCTTTTGGCTGAAATAGCTTGGGCTTCCTCGCACCAGCAAATATCCACACCCTCAAACGACTTCAAAGCCGTCGCTGTAATGTCCGACAAGCCGGAGAAATAGATGCAAGAGCCATGCGGCCCGCGAATTTCAGTCTGCAATATCTCAAAGATGCCGGACAAACCAAGCGACTCAATCTGGTCGCTCAATAGCTGGTGGACTGACTGCTGAATCGACTTCTGTATCTCACGGGTGCATAGAACCCGCGTCTTTTGCTTGGCGCAACGAAGCAAGATAGCCCGAGCGAAACCCCAAGACTTGCCAGAACCACGACCACCCCTTGCAACCTTGTAGCGCGCTGGCTTGAATAGGAATTGCAGCTTGCGCGGAAAGCGAGCGTCAACGTTAATCGAAGTTGACATTGATATTCAGCCCAATAGCGCCACCATCCTTGCCTGATAGCTCAATGCTTGCGAGCTTGGCATGGACATAAGGCGCAGCAGCCACCGCAGCCGACATGCGCATTCGCTCGTCTTCGCCGCTGCGCATGACGTACAACATGTACTCCAGAGGCATGATTCCGGTTTCTTCGGCTTTGGCCTGTGCTTCTGCTGTGCGCTTGTTAGGCTCGCCCTTTTTTCGCCCCGCCCCAACTCGCTTACCACCCTTTTGATTGTTTGATTGTTTTTCAATGGCTGGCATCATTGCGCCTTCCATTCTCTTTGTAGCATGGCGTCACGAAACAATGCGTACTCACGACCAAAGCACTCGTCATCAATCCATTTTTCACTGAATCCGCAAGACAAAATAAAGTCACGAACTTTTTTGCGCTCCTCGCGAGGGGGGAGTTTGCCCAGCAACTCGCTCAACTGGAGCAACTGAAAAGCCTCTTGTTTGTTGTCTTTTGTCATGGCGTTGGGTGCTTCGCAGCGTGTCCAGATGTAAAAAAGCCTCGACTGGCGAGGCAAACCGCATTGAAAGCGGCAGGAGTTGTTCATAAAAAAGCCCTGAAGGATTTCTCCAACAGGGCGGCTCGACCAAGAGCGTGAAACTAATTTAGCAAACTAGGCTGCACCAAGTTTTTCAGTGCGGCAAGCTCTGTTTCAAGGATGGGCTTCTCCTGCTTGCGCTGGTTCAACCCGCGACCGTGGATGCTTCCGCGCTCCTTGCTGCCTTGGCACTCAAGTTCTTTTTCCATGCAGCGATAGGTCAATCCTTCGCGCTGATTCCTAATGTATGCAGCCATCGAGTTGAAGGCCTCAATGTAGGCAATCTGGTGTTCGACAGCTTTCTTCCCCGTCATCTTGCCGACAAGGAAGGCATAGCCGTCCTTTGTCATAGTGAATGACGGGTAAACCTCACCATTGGCGGCGGTGTACAGGGTCTGCTTGAAATTGAGCACACCCCAATCTCCCGCATCCTCAATGCGTGCCCGAATCAGCTTAAGCACATTTCTATGCTGCTTGCCGTGAACTGCCGCCACCTTAAGTGAGTCAGTTGTGAGAGATTCACCAGCGGCGTCAATGAAGGCGCGGAAGTTCAAAACAGGCAATTTATTCATCGTTCACTTTCGTTTGGTCGAAAAAAAACCGCCTCAGTGGGCGGCTTATGTATCAGCGCTGCTCTAAGTCAGCTTCTGAATTAATGCCAGTGACGTTTATCTGGCTTCCCGAAGGAACGGTTAGCGCTGGCTCTTGTGAAGCGGCGCTGAATAATCAGCCAACCACGAATGAAGCACCTCGGAGAAATTAATCTGTGTGCGTGTGTGCTTTTCGGGCGGCTAAAACGACAAAAGCCACCGGCATTGCTGCAAGTGGCTTTAAAAAGTACGGGCGTGCTTACGCCTCACATGCGCATATTAGCATTAAAAATTGAGCTTGTGGCATTTATTTTCATATTAAGCATTTCCCAGCCGACCAAGCAGTTCAACCTTTGCCGCCGCGACCACTTCCCTGCACTTCTCAACATCCTGCGGTAATCGCGGGCTTCTCCATACTGCTGCACCTGTAGAAAGGTTTCTCGCGCACATCTGCAAAGCTGTCCGATAAACCTCACACATTTCAGACACGTGAAAGTCAACCGCCTTCATTTGCGTGTTGTGCAGGCTGGCGTCAGCCACATCGCCCTCGCTGTCAAACTGGCGGCTGCTTTTCACACCTGTAAACATGGCGCAACTTCCATGACCTGCGCATGGACTCCACTTGTCGGCCCACCTGTGCCACGATAGTAAAAGGTCGTCAATGATGGCGAGTGAGTCGTTTTTCATGTTTTCCCTTTGTTGAACCTGACTGAATACTGGATAACGCCGATTGATACGCCAAAGCGCTCGGCTATCTCCCTGCGAGAAAACCCCTGACCGAGTAGCACTAAAACCCGCTTGTCGTCGATGTTTGTCTTGGGACGCCCTGCCCCTGCTCTTTTGCCGCCCATGCTCATTCCTCACTCCAAGCCGGTAGCTTTACGTCCCTGTCTGCTGCTGTGGCGTACAAGAATTCAATCCACTCAGCAAACTGAGCCTTGGTGAATTTGCTGGTGCGCTGGCCCAACATGACCACGCCGCCATTCAGACCCATTGCCAGACGGACAGACTCACCCTTAAAGGCCGCACTCAGCACATCCTTCCAGTCATCCTCATCCATCGACACCATGCGGCCATCGACCGGCCACACCAGTTGCTTACTGAAAACGGACAAGATAGGCCACATCAATCGGTTTTGCCGTTGGGTGCGCGTCTCAGGCATGAGGCTGACCACCATCCTGCGACCTGCGTTTAAGTTGGCCTTGGCGTGCATCCAGATTGTTTTTAATGCGGCATGGCCTTGCACTTCGTTGATGAGCGTCAGGGTTAGCTTGCTCATGCCTACACAGAGATTGCTTTTGCAGCGCGCGCCATCCGGTCAAAACATCCAGATTCGACTAGGGAATTGAATTTTTCAATCCCACTATTCAAAATTTCCATTTTTTTAATAAGCGCGTCTACCTCAACAGTCTTTACTGCCACGGTTGAAAGGGATGTTTTCAAGAACGCAACTTGCGACGAGACAACCTCTATCAAGCCTTCTAGTCTCTTAATTTTTTGATTCTTGGCTTCGAACGCCAAGTCCAACGCATCGATAACCTCGCACACACCATCTTCAACAATTACCCGGCTTTCTGTCAGAAGCTCGGCTAGTCGCATGTTTTGAGCCATTGACTCACCAACAATACTTTTTGCCGAATTTTCAGAAACCTCTTTCAGTCTTTTGCAGGCCTCATCAAAAAACTTCTGATGGCGTGATGAACTTGTGTCAATTGTTTTCATATAGCTTCCTTTAAATAAATGATGAAGACGTTCATGGCTTCCTCCACAAACATCCGGTGCAGCCCTTGTCGTTTTGGCCGAGTACGCTCTTGGTGTATTCGCAGCCTTTGCCAAAGCTGAAATTTGGCAGGATCGTGCCGTTGCTTAGACGGTACTCAGCGACGTAAGGCCAGCGGTTGTGGCATCCATTGAGCCGGGTCATGCGCCAACCAATCGCAAAGCGTCGGCCAATAAATCAGCCTCAGTGAAGCCGTGATACTCGGGGAAAACCTTAGTCCCCAAACCATGAACGCCATATGCGCCCATGTGGTGCGGGTAGCAAAGCGGGATCAGCGTTTTGTAATCACCCTTACCCCAGCCTCCCATGCCGCCGCGCTGGTGATGCAGTTGGACCGGCCCAGCCTCATGCGCACCATGTATGCGCAGACAAACCATGCACCCAAGTTGCGCTAATTTGCGTTTATGCGTCGTTTCGGCTTTGGTCATGTGGCCATCACTTTCAGCACTCGCAGTGCGGCTTCGATGTTGTCGACCACGCATAAAGTGCCGCCGCGCCATTCGGCGTGCCACTTGAGTTGTGCTGGCGTGAGTTGTCGGGCTGACGGCGGCTTGGCCCCGTCCTTGACTTCAATCAAGGCGGTTTTGTTTTGGTAGCCGACCAGCAAATCAGCGCAACCACGGCCCACCTCTGCCAGCGATTGCACCGTGGCGCCAGCTTTTCTGAGCGCAGCCACAATTTCGGCTTGGTTGTCGTCTACTCTGGCGGCGTAGCGGCTCATTTCCGGCCCCGCTTCTTTTCTGCATAGACAACAACCGGCTCACGCGGCAGGAATATTTCCACGCCGCGCTCTGCTTCGGACAACATGAGCCACCAGTCACCGCGCTCGTTTTGCGGCACTGCAAAGCCAGTCAGGTTTTTAGCGACGGCTGCGCGTAGTCCGGCGAATAAGCCGCTTTTGTCAGCATCAAGCTCATGCACTTGGCGGCGGCTGTAGGCGTACCAGCCGGGCGTGCGGGCTTGGCGGGTGTAGTGGGCGGCTAGGCTCATGAACCCTCCGGATAAAAGAAGTTCATTGGCTCCATGCCATGACCCGGTAAAAACTGCTGACTGGCGCGGTTGAAGTACAGGCCAATATTCCCCTCCCAGCCTTCGCCATTCCTTTGTTTATCAACAATCAAGAGAGCGTCAGGCTCAGTTGCTTGAACGGCCTTGCCCTCTTGCAGCTTTCGCTCTTTGTCTTTGTTGCGCCACACCACAATCACGTTGTCTGGCTGGTCTGTGATAGCGCCAGTCCCCTTGAAGTCGTATTTCGTCGGCTTGGCGTTTTCAGTCGCCGGTTTTTTGATGTGATGCACCAAATGAATGTGGATGTTTTCATCGCGGGCAATCGAGCAAAGCTCATCCACAAAAGCCTTTTGACCGTTGAAGTCATCCTCGCCAGCCACGCACTTGCCCAAGTTGTCCACAAAGAAATGCGTGATGCCAAGCTCTTGAGCGCAGTAGCGGGCTACGGCACAGACTTGCTTCCATTGAACCGTTCCCTGTTGGTCATAAAGCCAGATTTTGTTTTCTGACCAATCCCGAAATTGCTCGTAGTAATCAATCAAGATGCGGCGGGCGTCAGGGCTTGAGAGTAAAAATTCATCCTTGAGGCTCATGGATGTCCACTGCCGACCCATGCGCTCCATTGTTTTCATGGGCTTCATTTCAAAGCTGGCAATGCAGATTTTTTCCTCTTGTGCGGCCAGTGATAGCGCCACTTGACCCGTCACCAGACTTTTACCGCTGCCGTTTGGGCCACCCCAAACAGTCACCTCGCCCGGACGAAACTGGATCAAGTCTCGGGTTTTCTGCCAAGGCATGAAGGCTTGTTTTTCAACAACTGGCGAGTCCAGGCGATCTAGCAGCGCTTGGACGTAGAGCGACGAACTTCTGACTTTTTGCTGGTAGTCGGTAACTTGCTCGTAAAAGCTAAAGTCAATTTCATCGGCTGTGATTAGCTGCATAGCGCACTCCATTCGCGGTACAGGACGTACTTCGCTTTTTGTTGGTCATAGGAATCATCGAAAGAGCAAAGGGTTTGAGCTTTGCCATTGCTAACGAAGCCGAACAGCTTGGCTCCAGCCTTTAGTAATGCCTCTACGGCTTGATCTAAGGCGGCTTGCTGGCCTTCAATCTGAATAGGGGCAACCCATGTACCAACCAAAGGCCGCAAGTCCATCAGCGCGGGATTTGTACCCGGTTTGATTTCAACCATCAAAGGCTCATTGCGAAATTTGTTTGGCAAGTTGCCGACAACCACCGTCACCACGCCAGAAGGCTTTTGACGGGCGCGGCGCATGTCGCGGATGTGGTCAATGCTCATGTGAAATTCCCGAAGGCTGGCTCTGCGATTTCAGCGCCTTCCCATGATCTTTTATTGAGGTAGACCAGCGGCGCGGGGATGAATTCGCCGTCGTTTTTCTTCCAGTTGGCAGAGTCCTTCAAGCTCTCGACGTGAGCCTTGACCAGAGCAGCCTCAGCTTCGGCGTGAGCCTTTTTCCAAACCTCAAGGCATTTGCCCTTTGCCTGTTTGCGAACTCCGGACGGCCACGCCTGCCAAAACTCGGTGAACCCGATGGGGTCTTGTTTGGCAGTGGGAATCTTTTGAACAACATCCAAGTCCGGAACGGACGTATGTATTTCTTCTTCTCTTCTCTTCTCTTCTTTGGTAGGCGACTTGGTAGATGCAGATGTAGACGCTTGACCGTCTACAGAAACAGACTTACCAGCACGCCAGCGGGCTTGGCGTGCGTTTTTAAGCCCTCTTTCCTTGGAAGACTCGCCGTTATGCCGGTCAAAGTTGGGAATTGAGATTCCTGTATCGGTCTGCAAAAGCCACCCGACGGACTTCATTGCATCGCAGAAACCAGTTGTAGAACTCACCTTATCAACAAGCCGAGTTGTCGCACCGTCTACATGACCGTCTACAGCATGCTTGTCTGCCCATGCCCAAAAGCAGAACAAAGCGCCAACCACATGCAGCTCGTCAACCTCCAGAATTTCTGCCAGCTTGTAGACGGCTGGGTCATCATGTAAATCTGAGCGCATCTTGATCCAATCTCCGGCCATTAGTTAATCCCCCTGCTCTGCTCAATAAAAGCCACGTCAGCGGCCTCACGTTGTGTAATGGCGGCTTCCATTTGGATGCGGTGGCCATCTGCCTCACCACGGTCAGCAAAGCAGCCAGAGCGCTCGTATCTGGCGTAAGCGGCCATCATCGAAACGCCGTGCTGGCGTATTTGGGTTTCGCGTTCTAGGCCGGTCATACAGCAGCCCACTCACGCTCACCACGGCCAGACGATGACCGCACGGTGTTACCCGTCAAACAGATCAAGCCAAGCAGCTTCAAAGCCGTCATGCGCTTGCCTACTTGATGGCCAGACAAGCCGATGCAACGAGCAATAGCGTCAACACCCAGCGGGCCAGACTGCTCTAGCGTTGAGAGAATCTTGACTTCGTGCGTCTTGATAAAAGACTTGGCAGAGTCAGCGGCCAAGAAGCTGACCAGCGGATCATGTGAGCGTGCAAGTGGAATCATCAAATGCTCCCTTTAAGAATCTTGTGGGTCTTGTCGTACGCCAGCGTCTTCACCGTGTTGATGGAGTTGTGCTTGTTAAGCATCGAAATCTCGCTGATCGGGGTGATGCGCTTGTGTGGCGGCTTGTGACGAAATGTTGGGTTTGCGTCTGCAATGGCAGAAGATTGGCCGCGCCAAGCAAACGGGCTAAGGGTTAGCCGTTTCTTACTCATTTGGCAATTACTTCAGCTTTGGATTTCTTGAACCAGCGAGGCTTTAAAACCATGAGCTGCCAGACGCGAGCTTGTGGAAGTTTTTCCCCCCACTGGCTGACTGCACTCTGTGTAAGCCCAAAAAGTTCGGCTAGTTCAGCCGCGCTACCGGCAAGTCGTATGGCGTTTGCTTTGTTCATAGCTCTACTTTAGCACACTAAATATATAGTGTCAATTGCATTAAATACGTTAGCTGGCTAAAATAGCCGCATGACGTTGAGGGACAGAATTCAGCGGCTTGTAGATAGCGGCCACACCAGAGCAGCGCTTGCAAAAGCGGCTGGTAGGACAAATGCGTCTGTGACCCAATGGCTCAACGGGAACACTTTAGAGATAAAGTCGGAGTCTGCTGCTGGACTCCAGGCGCTCACTGGATTTAATGCTCTCTGGATTGCAACAGGCAAAGGGCCGGAGCGTGTCGGAGCTGCCACCCCTGTAAAAACTGATTTAACCAGCACCCTTCAGACACTGAGCGACTTCTTGGCCCAAGCTGACCCCGAGGATCGTGAGACGCTGCAAGGACTAATGGCTAGTCTTGTTCGCAAGCCGGGCGACGAGCGAATCATGGGGTCTATCGCTTTAATGTTAGAAAACAAAGCATTTGTGCAGAACCAAAAATTCAAAGCGTGAAAACCCTTTGCCAAGTGTATAACTTTCCGCAGAATCATTTGCTAACAATTGCTAATAAAAGTTTACGGGTTTACCCCCCCCCCCCTTCAAAATGCTTAAACATTTGGTATCTATGGCGTTAATGCTATAGAAAGAACGAATCGCAAGAAGACAGCCACCCATCGAGGTGGCTTTTTTACGCCTGTTGTTTAGCGCATCAAAGAATTTAGCTTAATACACTTGCGCCATTTAATTAAGTCTGTTAAAGTCTAGGCAACGCAAAAGAAAGCGGCAAACAACAGACTGAGCGATACGCAGTCGAGACCTGAACGAAGCAGAGGGTGTTGTTAGGAGGACTCCTCCGAAGCTGGAAGGTGCGGGTTTTTAGACCCAACAGGAGTAGACAAATGAGCATCCAGACAATGATTTTCGCGGCGCAAGACGCCGCCGACAAAGGCGAAATTCCAACTGTTGAGCAGTACGTGACATTCATGACAGCCATGCACGAAATGGAAGTCCGGATGCCTGAGTTTCTCTGGTTCGATAAGCACTGCGAAGACTTGATCGAGACCGCTGTGAAATCGGCTGAATCGTATCTGGAAAGCGAAAACGAGTACGCGCAAGACATGCGCGGCTTTGAAGGCACACGCGGCCAGCTTGACGCACTCACCGCTATCCGGTTGGCAGCATGAACACCGTCACCACATTCGTCAACCCACCAATTCCCGTAAGGGACTTTGACTGGAGCGCCACGCTGGAAGGCTACGAAGGCGGCGACCCAATCGCTTACGGGCGCACTGAGCAAGCAGCCATCTATGCGCTGCAAGCATTTGTTCCAACTGAGCCAGTGGCCTTTCGGGTGCGTGAAGTTCTGCGAGGCCTGGTGAATGGTCAGCAGCAATTTGGCGCATGGATGTACTTCGACGGAAAGCCAGACGACGAAGAGCCGCTGATTGCGGAAGAAATGCAGCTTCTTTTTGCTTACGAAACGGTTGGTCCGAAATGACCGCCCGCGAATGCTGCGAAGCCATCGCCCTTGGCCTTTTGATTGGCTCACCCTTTATCTTGAAAGCACTCAATGTCATCTAACCCACTCGCCCAAGCCGTCGCGCTTCCTTCGCGGCCCATCACTCACCGCAAGTTTGTTTACACCTGCGCAGCGCTGACAGACATTCGCCGGACGTTTCGCAAAGCTCGGATGCTGTTTGCCATTCAGAGGGCGGCAGCATGATCGGCGGCCTCATTGGCTTTGCCCTTTTCGTGGCTTGGCTGACGCACATCTTCACTTGCTTTTCAGAAGGCTTGTGGGGCTTCTTGATCGCCGGGGCCATCGTCTTTCCGATTGGCATCCTCCACGGCTTCTACATCTGGTTTCGCTAGGAGCAACAACATGAATAACCCACTGAATGAGATCAAAATTATGAAAACAATTTCAGCCGCTTTCATCAAGGCAAAGCGCGAGTTCTCGCCAGCCATTAAAAACAGCAAGAACGACCACTTCAAGAACCGTTATGCAGACCTTGGCGCTTGCCTTGACGCGGTTAATGAATCCTTCTTGAGCAACGGTATAGCCGTGTTCCAAGAGACCTCAGAGGACGCTACAGGCGTGACCATTGAGACGGTCTTGTTGCATGAATGTGGTGAGTCCCTGCGCTTTGGTAAGTTGCACGTTCCAGCCGCCAAGCAAGACCCACAGGGGTACGGCAGCGCCCTGACCTATGCGCGTCGTTACAGCCTAATGACGGCTTGCGGGATCGCTGGTGAAGATGACGACGGAGAGGCTGCACGCAAAGCAAAATCCAGCGGCCCAAAGGTTGAGGTTTATGCACTGGCTGATTCCATCAAAATTATCACCAAGGCCAAAAATCAAGACGAACTGACGGCATTGTGGAAGTCTGAAGTTACCAAGTTTGTTTCTGGTGGGCCTGACTACAACGCACTAAAACATGCTGCAACTAATCACAAGGCGTTTCTCAATGAAATGTCGGTGGAGGCATGATTTCCCAAGGTTCACCGGAGTGGTTTTTGCAGCGGCTGGGAAAGGTCACAGCTTCCCGCGTTGCGGATGTAATCGCCAAGACAAAGACCGGCGTTAGTGCCTCACGGGAGGGTTATTGCGTTGAGTTGGCTTTGGAGCGATTGACCGGCCAGCGCCAGGAGTCATTTACCAACGGCGCAATGCAATGGGGAACTGACACCGAGCCAAAGGCACGCGCTGCTTACGAAGCAAAGACCGGCGCAATGGTTGAAGAAGTCGCCATGATTTCCCACCCATCCATCGAGCTGTGCGGCGCAAGTCCTGACGGGCTGATTGACGCTGACGGTCTGATTGAGATCAAGTGTCCCAACTCAGCGACTCACGCCAAAACACTGTTGTTGGGCAAGCCAGACGGCAAATACATCACGCAAATGATGTGGCAAATGGCTTGTACAGGTCGCCAGTGGTGCGACTTCGTTAGCTTTGACCCACGTTTCCCAGAGCATCTCCAACTCTTTGTTGCCCGCGTCCCTAAAGACGCAGCGGTGATTGCAGATTTGGAAAAGCAAGTGACCGAGTTTTTGCAGGAAGTAGCTGCGACGGTTGAGAAATTAAACAACCTAAAGGCATAAATGGCATACGAACACAAAGACGGCAGCGGATCACTTTTCAAGAACGACAAAGGCGATAACTCAGCCCGTCCAGATTACCGAGGCGACATTATGTTGAATGGCGTGCTGTTTGAAATCAGCGGCTGGATCAAGCCAAAGGCCAGTAACCCAGCGGAAAAGTTCATGAGCTTGTCAGGCAAGCCAAAGCAAGCCGCCGCCCCCGCACCAGTTCAGCGCCAAGCCGTGTCCAGCGGGTTTGACGATATGGACCAAGACATGCCTTTTTGATCTAGTTTTCAGGCAGTAACGGCCTTGCACGGCTTCCATTTAATTCAACGTGCTGGGCTGGTTGTAGTAGGCCACTGCCGAATTTTTACCGCCGAAAGCGGATGCTGGTTATCCAGTGCAGCGAGTAAGCGAACTTTTTGAAAGCCGAACATGCTAACCCCAGCCCAGCACCATCGCCGCAGCGAATCACGCGCACTATTGCCAAAGCACTGCCAACCGAAGGCAACGAAAAGCCACCAGTTGACGACTTCCATTTACCACTATGAAGTCCTCAACAAATTCACGGGCGACGAAGCGGATAAACAAGATTTATGGGACTGGGTGCAGATTGCTTTGGTCTACAGCGAAATGACACGCCGATTGATTGTCGATGGCGTAAAAGTCACAGACGAAGCTGTTGAGGCAATGGATAAGCAGCTTTTGCAAGTAGTGCAGATGATTGAAAGATTCAAGCAGACTGGCCGCATATCGATGTTGAATGGTGAATTAGAAAATTCACGCAGCGCCTTACACGTCATGGATCAGCTTATTGCTGCCGACAAGTACGCAATAGCCTGGCACTCACATGAATGGGCCAAGACCGAGATTGCCAAAATGAAAGCGGTGATGAAATGAAAATCAAAACCAAGCCGTCGCTGATTGATTATTTCAGTGACCACAGATTGGAGATTGCTGGCTGGGTTTGCGCGGCTGCGGCTGGGTGTTCTTTGTTGGTGGCGCTGTCGTTTTTTATTGGGTGGCTGATATGACTAAACAACCAGAAGCACTTCGCCTTGCTGATCGGCTTGACCCACGTACACGAAAAGATTTGGACAACCTGACTTGCTCCATTGCCTCGATTGAACTACGCCGCCTGCACGCAGCCAATGAGGAATTACTTGGCCTTGTCAAAGACCTTCAAGAATCCGCAAGCTACTGGAGCGAGTATGACGTCCCCCTTTTAATTGTTGACCGCATAAACGCAGCCGTCCAAAAGGCAACCGGAGAAACAGAATGAACGAACGACTTTTAGCGATGGCCCTTGAGTGCAATCTTTTAGACAGCCGTGATGACTTAGACCATCCGGCATTTGCTGAAATTATTGTTTCAGTTGAACGCTTCGCCAACCTTGTAGCCGCTGCTGAGCGTGAGGCCTGTGCTTTGGTTTGCGAGGACTTGCCAGCGCCTCCTGATGTGCCTCGTGACCGGGCAACCGTTTGGGATGTTGCAACGCTTGACTGCGCCGCTGCCATCCGAGCAAGGAGCCAATCATGACCCGCGAATTTTTACAGATGGCGCTTGAGGCGCTGGAGAATTACGCGCAATTTGGCGCAACAGCTAAAGCACAGGCAGCCATCACCGCAATCAAAGAAGCCTTGGCACAGCCGTTTAAACCCGACTACAACACCGAAGCTGTGCTGGTGGAAGAGATGCAGCGTATGGCAAAACGCATTGAGGACTTAGAGGTAGAGCATGAGCCGGTGGCTTGGATGACCAGAGACGACGGTGATGGATTGTGGTATTCAACAAACTTCAAGAAGTCAGACGATGACAGACCACTCTACACATCACCACCACCTTGCCCAACGTGCGAAGCGTTAGCCCGTACAGTGATGCTTGACCAGACTTCGCATGACATAAAGCGCGAATGGGTAGGGCTGACGGATGAAGAGGTTGTTGATCTATATGATTTTGCCTACGCCAATGATAAAGAATTTGTTCGCAATGTTGAAGCCAAGCTAAAGGAGAAAAACCAATGAGTTGCCCACACGGAAACTTCATGGGCGCTTGCGATATATGCGATGAGGTTGCTGCTGCCTACAACAGCGGCGTAGAGCACACAAAGCAAAGTGCTTGGGGTGAAGCTAACTTCTGCCCGCGCTGTGGCAAGCGATTAGCCAGCGGCTTCGTTGAGCTTTCGATTCACACCTGCACACCACCGAAGGAGAAGACATGACACCCATGTTTTTACAGCCGAATGAGTTAGCTGAGTTGACCGGCGTGAAGATTGGCCGTGCCGGAAAGACTCGCGGCCAGTGCCAAGCTGCTGCACTCAAGGCTATGCGCATTCCGTTTTATCTAAATATGGCTGGACGAGCCATCGTTGCAAGAGCAACAATCGAAGGCGGCACATCCAAAATAGCCGAGCCGACCACTTGGGAATCAGCGAGAGCCTAATGCAACATTTCAGAGCCAGAGTCCAAAAGTCAGGCGTCACCTACTATTACTTTGACGCTGGTGGCAAGCCGCGCAAAGAGATCCCGCTAGGCTCTGACTACCAGCTTGCCGTGCGCCAGTGGTCAACGCTCATCGCTGATTCCCGCGTGGCTGCACCGACAACGACCTTCATCGACTTGATTGAAAAGTACGAAATCGAGGAATTGGTGAAGTTGGCGAAAAGCACTCAGGCAACTTACCGCAGCGACTTGAAGCACCTGCGAGAGTTCTTTGGCTTGCCAACTCCGGCCCCACTGGACTTGATCGAGCCAAAGCACATCAAGCAAATGCTCAAGTGGAAGAAAGACAGCCCGACCACCGCAAATAGGCTCAAACGGCTGTTCAGTACGATCTTTAACTTTGGCCGAGGCGAAGGCTACACCGGGCGAGAAAACCCATGCAAAGGCATTGTGGGCCACACGCTTGAGAGCCGTGAGGTTGATATTAATGACCGGGTGTTTGCGGCTGTTTGGGAGCAGGCGAACGCACCGACGCGGGACGCAATGGACTTGGCCGAGGTGCTGGGGCAAAGGCCAGGTGATGTGCTGCGCCTGCGCGAGACGGACATTAAAGACGGGCTGCTGTACGTCATGCAGGGCAAGACGAAGGTGAAGCGGCGCATTCGCATCGAGGGCAAATTGTCTGCCGTCATTGATCGGATTCTTGCGCGAAAGAAGACTTACAAAGTGTGGAGTTCTGCGCTGGCGATCAACACCAGAGGGATGCCGACCAGCAAGCAAGTGCTGAGAGACGGCTTTACAGAAGCGCGCTCAAAGGCGGCATTACAGGCACTGGCAGACAAGGATTTAACGCTGCAAGCCGAGATCGAGGCATTCTGGTTTTACGATCTGAGGGCCAAGGCTGCGGACGATGTGGCAGAGCTTCACGGTGAACAGGCGGCGGCTGACTTGCTGGGTCACACCAGCGTTAGAACGACACAGAAGCACTACCTTCACCGAGGTAAAATCGTCGCACCATCACGGTGAGAAATGCCTATATGCCGTGTGATAATAACGATCTTGATTTTGAATTTGCGGAGCGCTCCGCAGCACTCATCAAAAATCATAGCATCCAAGCCAGTGTTTAAGCGGCTGCCCGTAGCTCAGTTGGATAGAGCATCAGCCTTCTAAGTTGGTCAAGGTTTCGTTCATCCATGCGGCTTGCAGCCCAATTCCTGCTCCGCAAAACTGTTGTTTTAAACAGTACTCTAGGCCGCATAGAACCGTAAATGAAAAAGCCGTTGCGGAGCGCAATTACCCCATTAAATGCAAATTAAACGGGATAAAACGCAGTCATTTGGCAAGCAGGTACAGGCCAATGTTGGAAAAGGCGTAGCCGGTGAAAACTACTGCCATTGACGTATTGCCCTTGAGAGCCTGCATCACGCCAATCCCAGCGTAGACCAAGCCGACCACGGCGATCAGCCACGCGCTCATGCCAGCATCCCCAAGCTGGGTACGATTAGCCCCAAAATCATGCCTACATCCGACCCGCAACTAATTCGGCCTCTGTTGGCATGGAATAGCTTGGCGTTTGATAATTGATGCGGCCATATTTGCCATTGATGTATGAGAGCGAAACAGGCATTTCGTCGAATGCGCCATCTTTCACTTCGTGCAGCATGAAAATGCCGCGCCAGTGCTTGTTGCCCTGCGGCCCCAAATAATCTTCGTCATGCTCGTAAGCCGAGCCGCAGATGATGGACGTGATCGTGCAGCCGTCAGCCTTGTAGCCGTAGGAGATTTCCTTACCTTGCTTGTGTCCGGCAAAGCAGCTCATGTTGGTTTTGCGTAGCTGTGCTGCTGCGCTTGATGCTGGCCTGCCCATAACCCCTGTGCCAAAGTAGTGCGAAAACGCCACGCCTTCAATAATCACTACCTTGCGGAATTCGTGTACTTCCCAGCCATATTCACCATAGGCCAGGTCATTGACTGACATCACGCCGTCTAACTTGGGGTCGTCATTAATCGCCCGATTGATTCGGTCTTCGTGGTTGCCAAGCGTTAGCACCATTCGCGGCTTGTACGGCTTTTTGGCGGTCTTGTTGTAATCCTCCATTGGCCCCAAAAACGCCTGCATTGCAAACTGCGCGGCTTCAATGTCGCGCTTGTAGCGCCTGCCTTCAAAAGACTTTTTTCCCTTGTCGTAGCTGCTTAAGCTGGGCATATCGGCAAAGTCGCCAATGCACACCACAATATCTGGCCGCTTTTCTAGCATGTACTGGCCGTACCTTTTAAGATACGAAAAATCTAGTCCCGGCCTTGCTTGCACGTCTGGTAGCACCATTATTCGAGAATGCTTCTTGTTTATGGCTGGAGCAGGAGAATGCCCTTGCGCTGCTGCCTTCTTGGTTAATGCAACTATCGAACGGCTGACGGCTGATTGATCTACACCAAGGGCTTTTGCCGCAGCGCGGTGCGACCCGTACTTTTCTGCCGCCTCCAAATATTCAAGCTGTCGAACGGTCGCATAACTGGCTAATTCAGCGTCGATCATGCAATCACCTTGAGTAGTTTTTCCATCATGTTGATAACTCGATGCTCTGCCGACTCTATTTCTTCGTCGCTTGATTTATCTGAGACAACGTTGATAAGGTCAAAAAGCACAATATGCAGAAGCTCATGAATGCAAGTTTGTTCAAGCGATTCTGGCGTGATGGCCTCAGAGCCAAAATCACCCAACTTGTAAACAGCCAGCCGAGCCGGTAGATTGAATTCCACCGAGGCCATTGCGTTTTTAGCTGCTGCGCTGGATCGCTCGATTCGCCAATCTTGCAGATTTAAAAGCTGCTGCCACTTGGCAACGTAGGCGTCAAATAGCAGCGCATCGGCCTCCGACACGGGGTTTTTGAGTTTCGCCATCATTGGCCCAGCAATCCGCGAAGTTGATTAATCTTTTCCTTGCCGCTGTCGCTGAATGAATAAGCACCGCTAGCAGTACCAGCACCAAGCAGACCCAAAAATTCAGGAGTCGCTCCACCAAGCAAGTTGTTTTCGCCTACACGGGCAGGATCAAACGCGGCAAATCGAGATCGAATGTTCTCTGGCTTATTGGTAACGCGTATGCCCGCCGCCTTGTCATAAATAGTGTCAACTTCGGGTGCGGCAAGTCCGGCACGACGTGCTTGCTGTTTATCAAAAATAGACGTCCCCTTACGCTGTAAGAGCGGCATGATGTAGTCGCCAAAGTTTTCAGCAAGCGCTGGATCATCTGCGCTAAAAACACCTGGCATGTATTGGCTGCGAGGGTTAGCTTTTGTAACGTCAAAGCTGTCAAATTGTTTAGAAGTCCCGTGATAGGTATTCGCGTCAAAGCCCAAAGCAGCGGCCCTATCCATTGCCGTGTTGTTTGAAGGTAAACCCAGCATCTTTACAGCGTTGTCTTGCGCGATCCAGTTGCGAACATCCTGATTTGTGATTAAACTGGAGCTTGGCTGATGTCCCATGCGCTGGTTGCGACTCATATCGCTCACGACGCCAGGGGGGACATTAGCCATTTTTGTTTGTAGAGCAGAAATCGTTTGTTTGTCACCCTTCGGTATGACAGAGAACGCCTCCGCAATAGTTTGGCCTTTTGACGGTATCAGCGCCACCGTGTCGCTCACTGTGCTGGCGTAGCCGTCAAACCTTGGAAGTGTTGAAACAAGATTGACTCGTCCAGCGCGATCCATCTGTGGAACAGCCGCGTCATCCAGCCCACTTGTCAATTGCTTAAGAAGGTCTTGAGGTGCATAACCGTCTTTGTAGCGACTGCCTGCGTGGTGCTTGCCGGTGTAAAACACCTCCTTGCTAGGCAAGGGGTCAAAGCCACTCTGCGCTCTCAGGCTATTGACTTGGCTGAATTGGTCATCAGTCATCAAGCCAATCTTTACGGGATTGACGCGCTCACCATTAGCCAGCGCTTGAAGATTTTTATTGGCTAGGCTCATGCCATCTGGCAGCACCATGTTCTGCTTCAAGCCTTGGCTATTCATAAAGCCTTCAAGCCCGTTGTAGGCCATATTTTTGGCAGTTGGAGCCAACGCCTTCAAGCCTGCACCAATGGGCATAATCATCGGCGCAGTTTGTGCGGCCAGTCCCAATCCAAAGCCAACCGCTCCCATGCTTCGAATGTTGTCGGCCTGCGGGTGCATGACGCTAAAGCCTTGTTCATCAGGCGCAGAGCCAAGCAAACCCGATACAAACGCGTAGGTCTTCGGGTCTGGTAGCGTGTTTACATCACGGGCGGCGGCAAGTTCTCGCGCCTTCTTGCCTTGATTTGCGATGTTTGGGTTTCCAAAGTAGGCGCCAAGCTCATCTTTTGCCATTTGTTATTCCTTCACACGCACGCTTGCGGCGTACTGTTGCAAAGCTCGCGCTGTGCTTGCCAGAGTTGCAGCATGTTCGTCCAGCGCAACAAGAGCGCGTCCACATTCACCGGCGATGCTGGCAAAGGGGCCATTAATTCCGCTGGCGGCTGGGGTGTCTGCACTTGGGGTATCAGCACTGGCAATGGCGGCTTGGAGGTCGCGCAGCTTGCCAGCAGTAACGCGAGCATTAGCGGCGTTGCGAGTTTTTTGAATCTGGAAGTCATGGCTTACCTTTGCGTTTGCTGCGATTAGCTGAGATTCACGGGTGCGCGCTGATTCACTTGCGGCGAGTGCTGCGTTGATGTATTCGGCCCTGACAAGCGTTACCGCCGCGTCTACTGCCTTTGTTTTGTCGGTGTAGTGCCATACTCCCGCCGCAGCGAGTAAAGCCGCCACAAGGCCGACACGCCAGTAAGACAAGAGCGCGATCATTGCCAGACCGCCGTGCGCATTTGGGTTTGCAGTCGTGCGCAGCGTTCGGGTGTTTGCTTGGCCCACAAAGACTCGGCCATGCCTTCGGCAGCTCGGTCGTAATTTCCACCTTGCACTAGAGCTAAAGTCGTTTTAAACCCAAGCAAACCCGTAATGCCAAGCTGAAAAGCCATGTTCACCAAGACGCCCAGACGGGCAGGCTCAAGGTGTTCGGCCCACGGCAAGGCTTTGATAACGGCAGCGGTTTTGCTGCGTATGTCGTTGGCTAGGAGGTAGGCAGATTCTTCGGCTGTGATGCCGCCGCCTTTGCGCTTGTCGATCAAGCGGCCTACGCCAATCGTGGTGTAGCCCAGCGTGTCAACATAGGCGGTTAGCACTTCGCCCTCGTCGCGCCTGAGTTGCTTGGTGAGTTCGGCGTTCATGGTTGCTTCACCAGTCGGCCAACAACACCCAAAGCAAGTAGCGCCAAAGTGACGCCTTGCACCACATTCGGCGGTATGGTCGCTTTCATGTCGTCAGGCACAAAGAGCCAAGCGCCTTGTATTGCGCCGGCCACCACCATCGCTTGCATGGAGATCCAGCGCCACGCATTTCTAGCGTCATCCACTAGGGTCAGTTTTCGTCTCAATTGATTCTCCAGCGTCTCTCGACGTTAGGTTTTTAAAATAATTACACTTTTGGCTAGCTTGGTTCTAGAATGGCTGGATGCTTACAGATTACATGCTCATCAAAGGCGGCTTGGTTTTACTTGGCGCTTTAATCTGGGGCATTTACTGCGGCTTCACTGGTCGACCCCTAGGAATGGAGCCGCCCGATATCCAAACTGCCGAACAACCGGATCAGAAAGCAATCCGGTAGGGGCTGAGTTCGGGCGCGTCACCAGCTTTGAAAGCTCTTGCGCCAACAGATCGGGATCGGCCAAAAGGCCACCCAAGATTTGAGACTTTTTAGCGCTTGCCGAACCTCTGACAGACTGCAACAGTGGCCCGCTGAAATGCTTCACAAACGGCAACTGGTTAAAAACAAAATCAGTGACCGGGTTGTCCAGCACACCTGAACCAATGGCGCGCTCTGCTGCTTGCTTATTTTGCTCAGTGTTGGAGCCAACCGACTTGAAGCCAGTTGACGCCACATCCCCCGCTTTGACTTGCCCCATCACCTCATTCATCAGTGAGACTTCTTTGTCTGTGAATGTCTGCTTAATCGCGCCACTCCGACTCTTGAGCCAGTCGCCCAACTTGGCATTTGACAGCATCCCAAACCTGTCCGTTTGTTGCGCCGCATCCGTCATGGCGTAGCTTTTCAGCAAGCCGGGAAGGTCGGGATTGTCTTTGACCAGCCGCTTAAAGGCTTGCGCGTCTTCAATCTGTGAGGCGCGAGAATTAAAGAATTCACGCGGAACCTCTGCCCCTTGAATGGCTGCTTGGCCGTCGCCGCCTTGGCGAAACATCCTCGCTTGTGGGCCAGTGTCAAAACGCAGCTTTTTATCACCATGCGCCGCTAGAGCAGCCCGCCAGTTGTCAACAATGTCAGCAGGGAAAAACTCGCTTGGATTCCCTTTGCCTGCCGCTACTGCGTTCACACCGCTGTCAATCTGCTTGATCATTTCATTCAGCGCTGCGGCTTCTTTGTTGCGCCCTCGCATCCCTGCGTCTTTCCATGCCTCGCTGAGTGAGCTACGAAGGTTTTGCACTTGACTGAATGGAATGGCTTTCGGGATTACCATCGCGCCGGGTGCATCGCCCATTGCGTCCTCGGCCATCCGCTGCATGGCATTGCTTTCGACTTGATCGTTGGCAAAGACTTTTCGGCCACCGCCATTACGGAGCGCATCCATCAAAGTCGCCGGATCGGCGTCGGGAATGTAGCCGCGCCGATACATTTCCTCGGCCAACAAGTCAGCCGATTTTCCGGTTTTATTGTTCACCAAGCCCGTTGTTCCAGACTGCCTGATACCCAAGTCGCGCAATTCGCCACTACCGCCACGGATGCCGCCCGCGCTGCGAACTGCTTTTTCAAGTGTCTGGCTGTTGCTGGCTGACTCACGAGCCAAAGGAGCCACTGCCGGTATTTCTTGTGTGCCAATGCGCCGCGCCTCCGTCAAAGCTGCGTCTGCCTTTGAACCCGTGCCAAATGTTCCCGGCCCTAAGTATTTAGCCCTGCCAGCCTCCATGCCGGCAATGGGCAATTCAAACGCTGTTTCGCTGAACGGGTCAACCGCATCAAACATATTCCGCACATTGGTCGTTGACGTTTCCCGCGCCGCCTTGCCATATCGGGCAATAGCAGAGCCTGCGTTATCAGCCGCTTCATTGACGCTTGCAGAAATTGGTGCAACTCGACCAAGCGCAGCCAGTCGTGCCGCGTTTTGCTCGCCTTCGCGCAAGACAATCGATGTGTCTCCAGCATTGATCGCGGTACGCTGCAATTGGCTCATTTCAGGCGTTTGTAGAATCTGCGGAACGGTTGGCCTGATACCCGTCATTGTTGGACCGGGCGACTGGATCGACGCCAACACTTCTTCAACACTTTTCCCCGTCATTTCCGCTACTCGCTGGGCCATTGAGCGCTGCGCTGGCGTGAACATGGCGCTGCCTGCCCGGCCAATTAATTTGCCGCCTTCGCCCAGCAACTTAGCCACTGGCGGTAAAGCGCCGCCGATGGCCGCGCCGAGCATTGGGTCTTCACCCACAAGCCCAGTAGCCGCTGCGCCTGTACCAGCGCCACCAGCCACCCGAATTCCCATGTTTGCAGATTGACCCAGCAAGCCAGGCGCTGTTGCTGCGCCGGTTGAAAAGCCGCCCGTGGTTAAGGCTTGAGCAAGACGCGGCATAACCGTTGCAATGGGCTTTGCGAGCAAGCCGCCGACGCCCGCAGTACCACCAATCTGTGCGCCCATATCAGCAGCCTTGTAGCCCAATGAATCAGGATTGCCACCAAGATCGCGCGTACCACCAACTACCCCAGCACGCCGCTGACTGTTCAAAGACTCAGCAGGCGCAGGCGCGCCCATGGCCCGGCCAATGGCTTCTTCGGCATAGTCAAACGGAGCCATCAGCGTTGCGCCGATGCGGCCCGCCCCACCGACAAAACCAGTCAGTAAATCGCGCCCAGCCATAGCCGCGCCTTTTGGGTTTTCCAATGCCATAGAAAGCACTGGCGCAAGTTTACGGACACTGCTTTTGAAAGTGCTTTCATCGCTTGCTGCCGGGAAAAGCCCAGCGCTTAGATCGCGGCCAGCAGTCGGCTTTGCATCGTCAAACAAGCCTTCGCTCAAGTCTCGTCCAGCCATCATTGACCTCCAATCGTGTAGCCCTGCGCTCTCAGCGCTTTTGTCACATCAGCCGTGCTTCTGCCGCTGGCCTTGGCCGTTGCTGCAATATCGGAGATTGATGCTGTTTTGCCGACGTTTGTCGCACCCGGCTTTGCAGGTTCTTCGGTTGGGCGCACGTAGCTCTTGCCTGTCATGCGTTGGTAGCCAGCGTTCATGACCCCCTTCAAGTCCTCCAGCGCCACCAGATACTCGCTGTCACTTTGCGATGTATTGAGTCGCGCCATGGCGTCGGTTGCTTTTTTGCCCTCGACTTCTGTAATCTGACCGCCGCCTTTAAGACTTTCAAACGCTTGCAGAAAAGCCTTACCGCCAATTTGATCGACGACGACTTGAAAGTCACGCGCATCAGAGCCGCGCACATAATTTCTAGGGTCAAGCGCCCCAGACAGGCCGGTGACAGTCTCTCGCCCCGGATGGTTAATGGCTTTATTGAGAACGTCGATTGAGTCGCCCATTCCGGCGATAGTTGTCTTGCGTTGATCGTTGCGATCTCGCGTCTCGTCTCGAACCTTATCCAGTTGAAACTCTTTGAGCTGGTTGTTGATACCAAATTGAGCCTGGGCAATGGCACGGGTTGCCGAGGCGTTCTGGATCGATGCTGCGTTGTTGGCCCAGCCTAGCGTGTTGGAGGCAACTTCACCCGGCGACATTTGCTTTTTAACCGACTGACCCGGTGTAAGCTGGTTCTTGTCAACCCATGTTTTAGTCGCGCCATCATCGGTTTCAACCATGTCCGGCTTAACGTCGTAGCCGTTCAAGTCTTTGGTTGAACCGTCTTCACTGATAAGCACGTTCGTCAGCTTTCCATTGACCTTCATCAATTGCGGCGTGGTGCTGAACTTTGGCCGGTACTTTTCAGCCGTCGCCATGGCTGCGGCAGCTTGGTCCGGCAAGCCGCCTTGCATCAGCTTTTGCGCCAAGCCGCTGTAATGGTCAAAGAAGCTCTTTTTAGAGCCGCCAGACTGAGTGCCAGCAGGCGCAGCGTTGGGCATGGCCGCAGTCGTTGGCAATTGAAACTCGGCGGGCATTGCTGCCATAGTGTCGGCAGACAAACCAGCGCCCCCAGACGGCGCGGCTTGAGCCATGCCCGGCACGCCGTACTGCATGCCAATCTCGCGCGCCGCTGCGGCGTCACTCAGCTTCTTGCGCTCTGCATCAAGCTCAAGACCGCCCTTTTGCATTTGCATGTCCATCAGCTTGCGCTTCATGGCCATATCCTGCGCACCCGCCATCGTCGTTCCCATGTTCGCCACACCCGCGCCCATGTTGCCTTGCAGCATGCCAGACGCAAGCGCTAACAAGCCTTGCGATTTGGGGTCTTCCCAACTTGTTCCAAGTAATCCAGCCATGTTGTTTCCTTAGTTCTGAATCATGTAGTTGGGCATGTTGGCAAAGCCGCCGCCGTTGGTCATGGCCATGCCGCCCGTGCTGCCGCTACTGCCAAAGCCGAGGTTGTTGTAAATCTGCGCCCCAGCCAGCGCACCGCCTACCGCGCCCATAGCGCCGCCGCCAGTCGAGCCAGTGGTCGATGTGGATGCGCCCAAACCCGTGTACGGAGAGATCGTGCTGTTGTAGTTTTGCAGCGCTGTGAGTGGCGCGTTTTGGTACTGGTTGCCCAAGGCCGTTTGACCTGCACCAGCGGCTAGGTTGCCGGTGTTGCCAGAGTTGTACAAGTTCGCGCCGATAACCGCGCCGTTTTGGTCGAGATTGCGGTTTTGCGTGTAGAAGTTCTGCATCTGGCCTTGGTTGCCAAGATAAAAGTTGTTATCTAACTGCTTGTTTTGGACGGCGTTGTTTTGGTCAGTCTGGTAGGCGTTGCTGTACAGATTCGCCTGCGCCGTGTTGACGCCGGTTTGCGCGTTTCCGGCTGCGATGCCTTCTGCGATGCCTTGGCGGCTACTGCCGTATTGACCGGCAGCTTGAGCGCCCTGCCCAATGCCGGGCATGACGTTTTGCGCGAGGTTTTGATTGCTCGTCGCTTGCAAGTTTTGCGCTTGCTGCGCGGTGTAGGGGTTGGCCCCAAAAAGACTAGGATCGTATGCCATTTGGCCTCCGGCGCATCACTGCGTTTAGATGAATGAATTTTACTCTGCTACAAGATGTAGCCAACTGATTTAAACTCTGCCGCCGCCCCAGCCGCCGCCTGCGTTGCTCATGGC